ACACAATGGAGTGTGCCCACTTCGTAGTTGATGGTCGATGGTGATCATCACAGGAGGGACCATGGTAGGCTATCAACGACATCGATCTACCAGTGACTTGGTGGAATCAAGTGTGGTAGCCCGTAACTACACCTCAAATGGTGTGCTCGGGTCTACTTACACTTATCCCTCAAGCCGCCTCACACGATTTCAAGAATTTCTTGACGTCGTCAATGATGCGGGGCAGGTTCACCCTGCTTACAATGGTAAGATCACCCAGGTACCCTATCCTGGGTTACGTTTTACCCATTCATCTGGCTCGTATACAGTCTATGACTCTGTATACTTGGCAGTGAATGGTGTAGATGTTGGCCTACTCTTCCCCGGACCTTCCTCCAATCTTGTAGGGGAGCTGGCGGATAAGGCATACGATGCCCTTTTTCCGCAAATTCCCCAGGAAGTTAGTATTCCTAACTTCCTCTATGAACTCCGCGATATTTCGGCGTTGCTGCCGAAACTCGAGGAGGGCATAGTCAAGTCAGCGGGTTCCGGCTTCTTGAATTACTCCTTTGGATGGAAACCATTCATCGGAGATATTCAGAAGATCCGGGGCCTTATGGAGACTGTAAGGGCTCGTTTAGAGTACCTTAAGTCAACATATGGCCGTGAAACTAGGATTTCCTATCAAACATCTTTTGACCCTGAGGGGCCAGAAGTTGTTGATAAAAATCCCGTATTTCACACCCGAAAGTCTTTTCGAGGTATCTTTCGGTGTTCGGGGTATCTCTACCACGAACTCCAGGACCTCGATGGACTTATTGGAGAGTTTAGGGCCTTGCTAGGAGCGACCGGGTTTAACAATCCACTCGGGGTTATATGGGAGGCGATCCCATATTCCTTCGTAGTTGATTGGTTTTCCCGGGTAGGGTCGCTCGTTTCACGTACTCCCATTCAGCCATTCGTTGGCCCTTGGGAGATTCGTCGCCTCACTCATAGTTATACTATAAGTGGGACGTACGAGAGCGTGAAAAAGTACTTCGGCGCTTATACTCATTCTGGGCATGGCAGCCCAGACTGGATATTCGCTACGGGTACTTTCGCAAGGTATATTCGGGGAGTTGGTCTGCCAGTCTCGGCCGCGCTCTTGAGTGCGGACGGACTCAATCCACAGCAGCAGCTTTTGGCCGCAGCACTGCTTAGCAGTGCTGGACGTTAGCTGCGTGCTGGACGATTGACTCACAATGTTGTGAGTTGACCGCCCGGTAACGGGCAGAGGAGCTGGCTTTGTCTTTCGCTGACGAACTTGTTCTTGATGACGCCGACGGTACCGATGTGACTTATCGTTTGAGGTCTCGCGACCTTAACGGTTCACAACGGATCGACGTTGCGACCAATGCTCAAAACCCTGGACTTTTGTCTATCCGACATTCGTCCACCGGCAAGGGCTTGGAAGCTGTCGACCGTCATCTCGTGTCGCTTACGCGCACGTTGACTGACACCGTCGGTAAGCAGGTTACGCTCACAGTAAACTTTACGCTTGCTGTGCCTCGTAACTCTGTGATCACGAATCAGATTGTCTATGATGCAGTTGGGAACATCCTCGATCTATTGACCGATGGTGCTCTCACTGCTGGACTCTCTGACACGGACGCCATCTCTTCCTTGCTCAGGGGTGAGTCTTAACAACTCCTCGTCTTCGGACGAGGAATTGACACTTCTCACCACCTTAGTGAATCTCATCAATGCTTTCGCAGATGAGATTCAATCACCATTCTCTCTCCGAACTTCGTTCGGGGTGGTCGTGGTGATATTTGATAACAAGAGTCGCAAGATTCTTGATATCAGATTTGCAAGGTAGACAGCGCGAGACGATCCGGCGTTTGGATAGGATTCCTTATGGAACCTATGAAAAGCCAGATCGCGACTTATCTCGCACTCTGCCGTCAGCTTGTTCTGGACGATCCCCATCAACTATCAACTCCGAAACATCTCCGCCGTGATGTAGAGACAATGATGTCTCGTACAGCAGCAGAGGGAGTGTCCTTCCTGTCTAAAACTTTACCTATGTTAGGTAAAGCTCTTGACGATGGGTTGAACTCTCAACGGTTCACAACCCCTGGTCAATTTAGGTTGGCCAAGGGTCGGAATACCCCTGCATTTCTGCAGACGTATTTCAACCGAGTGTTCGGAGCTGATGGTTCGCTCCTGGCAGAACCTTGCGTTAAGAGCATCATGCACTTACGCCAAGTTCTGTTCTTCGTTTACAAGCTCGAGCTTCCGTACTCTGATGCTCAAGAAGCTTCTGTTCTTCAGAACTTCAAGAACACAGAGGTTGAACTCGAGGCGCTTGACCTCTCACCTCAAGAGCCAATGTTGTCTCTTGCAGCGAGGATAACGCGCAGTGTCTTTGAGGGTTTCAATCCCAAAGACATTGTACCGAAGCATGGTCCAGGAGCAGTGGCTACTGGTGAAAAACTCGAAGATAAGTGGGAATTCTCCCGCTTATACGACGGTATTCACCAGTACTACCCCTACTACGACTATTACGTCGCTGGTAGGGGTAATGAGCTTATCGACCGAAGGGCGTGGTATTTTGGTCTTGAACGGCTTCGTACCGGCCAAGCCAAAGTTGTCCTCGTCCCTAAGGATTCGCGCGGTCCGCGTCTTATCTCTGCTGAACCACTGGAATACCAATGGATTCAACAGGGGCTTGGACGGAAGATGGTCGTACACTTCGAGCAAGTTTGTAAACTTACTCGAGGCCAGATCAACTTCACCGACCAGAAGATCAATCAAAGGCTATCTCTCGAGAGTTCTATATCTCGGGAGTATGCCACTCTTGATCTTAAGGATGCGTCGGACAGGGTAAGCTTAGATCTTGTCCGTAGAATATTCGGGTTAACACCCGAACTCCTCCGGGCACTCGAAGCTTGCCGCACGACGGAGACACGACTTCCCTCGGGGGAAGTCGTCGAACTGAAAAAGTACGCCCCAATGGGTTCAGCATTATGCTTCCCAGTCGAGGCCTACTGTTTCTGGGTTCTACTTGTCTCCGCGATAGTCTCATCCTCACGGATGCCACTTTCGCGTGTGGGTAAGCTCATCTATGTCTATGGTGACGATTTAATCGTACCTACAGACATGGCTGAGCGATGTATACACGTCCTTGAATCTGTTGGTCTTAGGGTCAACAAATCCAAGTCGTGTATCCATGGTTTCTTCCGTGAAAGCTGCGGTGTTGATGCCTTTAAGGGTGTTGACATCACGCCTACACGGTTAAAGAAACTGTGGACAGGACGTTCTGGGGATGCGTCGGCTTTCACTTCATACTCAGCCATCGCAAGTCATCTTGCGAGTCGGGGTTATGAAGGGACGAGCTCTCTGATGGTAGCCCTTCTAGAGGGAACATATGGGAAACTCCCATATGGTACTCTTTCGTCGGGTTTTCCATGTCAGATTGTTCCCGAGCGTGCAGAGGCCGAAGAGTTTAACTCTTCTAACTTTCGCACGAGGTGGAACCGACGTTACCAGCGACTCGAGTTCTTTGTCAAGTACGCGTCTCCAAGGCGCATTGACACTAAGCTTGATGGCTGGCCTCGCCTTCTCCGGTCTTTCACGTCCGGTTCCGGCGATGATCCATCCCATGTCGTTGTGCCGCGTTCGACCCTAATTAAACGCGGCTGGAGGGCGTGTTAATTAATTAACACTACCCATAGGGGCAAG